AGAATACGAGAGACTTAGAAATGTTCCTGAAATAGAAACCGCTATGACCGTCTTTGCTGATGAAGCTTGCCTTGCAGGAGCGACTAAAATAGCTACGGTTGCTGAAGGATTAGTTTCTATCAGGAAATTAGCTGAAACCAAAACAGAACCATTTTTAGTCTACTGCTGGGATTTTGAAAAAAATGATTACACAATAGGGTGGGCTTATGACCCACGCTATGTTAAGACAGATAAAACAATTAAAATCACATTAGATAATGGGAGATTTTTCACCTGTACTCCAGACCATCGTGTTTTAAAAAGGAATGGACAATTTATAGAAGCAGGAGAAATAACAGAAGGTACAGAATTAATGCCCTTCTACAGAATCCCTGCCAATTATGAAAAGACCCAAATAAAAACAAAACAATTCCCAAGAATATTTACATTCACAGATGGTTGGAAACATGAAAGACAATTCATTGATGAATGGAGATTGGGGCGTCGTATTGAAAAATATAGCAAAGTAAATGAGGCTTGTCGAGCTTTAGCGGCTGGATTAAGCACAAGAAAAATAGCTAAAATAATGGGCCATCAGTGGTTCAGCATAGATTCATGGATAGCTAAAGAAGGATTTTCTACTTCTGAGGTAAAATGGCTTGGCAAAAAAGAAGATGTAAGACGTGTTATCGGGGTTCACAAAGAACGTACTGAAGACGTATACGATTTATCCGTAGAAAAACATATGAACTTCTGCGGCGACTCTTGTATTTTTCATAATTGTCAAAGAGGAGATAATAACCACGTATTTGATATTATTGTTAAAGATGATGATGTCAAAAAAGAATTAGGTTTCTTATTCTTCCACAGAAAAATGTTGAATATGGATAGAAGGATTTGGAGTAGGTCAAAAAATCTATTCATTATGGGAGATGAATTCTGGGAAATCGTTATAGACCCAGACAATCCAAAAGATGGTGTCTTAAAAATTCAAGAGTTACCTGCTGATAGTATGTTTAGAATTGAAACCACAAAAGGAAAACTTGTGGAATTCCAACAGGCTAAAGAAGGACCAGATTATCAAGCATTAACAAAAGCTCCTATTCCACAAGCCACAGAATCATCTATTCAACAATCAAAAGCAATAAGATTTACTCCAGACCAGATTGTTCATATGAAAATTGGAGATGATAGAAAAACATTCTATCCATATGGTCAAAGTCTAATAGAACCAGCAAGAGGCCCAGCACACCAATTGCGTCTTATGGAAGATGCAATGGTCGTATATAGATTGAGTAGAGCACCAGAAAGAAGAGTGTTTTATATTGATGTTGGAACTCTTCCACCATATAAAGCAGAAGCTTTTATTGAAAGATTAAAAGACCAATTTAGAAAGAAAAAAGTTTCTAGTAGAACAGCAAGTGGCGCAACTGGTGCATCTGCTGTCGAAGAAAGATGGCACGCTCGTGCGGCTGATGAAGATTATTGGTTGCCAATTCGTCCAAATGCCAATACCAGAATTGACACTCTCCCCGGAGCACAAAACTTAGGAGAAATTGATGATGCCGTATATTTCAGAAACAAATTGTTTACGGCTTTAAATTTCCCAAAAAATTACATGTCCAATGAAGATGTGCAAACAACAAGAATTGCTTTATCTGCACAGGATTGTAAGTTCGCTCGACTTGTTGAAAGATTACAAAGTCATGTAGAAGATGGACTCTGGACTGTTGCTGAGAGACATCTGAAACTACGTGGATTCCCAGAGGAATCTTTTGAAGACCTTATTATAAAATTAACTCCTCCTTCTGATTGGAGAGAATTAAGTAGAGCAGAAGTTGTGACTAATAGAATCAATAATGCAAACAGCTTAAAGAGTTCTATGTTAATGTCTGATTATGACATCCTTACACAATGGATGAAACTTAATGAAAATGAAGCAGACGATATGATGTCAAGGATGAAGGTTCAAAAACTTGAAGACATGAAACTTCAAGTTCTGGCACAAAATCCTCAACTTCTAGGTGTTGGAGTTCCCAGTATAAGAGACCAAGAAGTTTCTGCCGAGGGGCCAAGTCAAATGCCACAACAACCGCCTGAAGGTGGTGCGCCGACAGAAATGGGAGCAGAACCCCAAGCCCAACCACAAGGGGGAACGCCGCCGCCAACGAGTGGAATCGCACTTCCTAAGCCATCAACAGATGATTTAAAGAAGTATGATTTACAAATTCAGACATATAGTAGCGAACAAGACCACGAAGATATAGATTTTAGTGTATAAATTGTCAATTATCTCGTATAGATAAAATATGAAGATAAAAGAATTATTTGTTTTACTATGTTTATCCTTCTTGTTGCCTGCTTGTACTACTATCAACACGACATACAACTACAATAATAAATCTACATCTAATTTGTTTACTTATGCCGTATTACCCACTGTAAAAGTCAATAATAATTCTGGCGCAGGGGTAGTAATAAAAATTGTTAAAGGGGCATTCAAAGACAAAGTTTATATTTTAACTGCGGCTCATGTGCTGACCGCAATGAAAACAACAGAAAAAAAAATAGGTTTTCCACCTCCCAAAATGTTACCTACTACCCAGCCTACTACCCAACCTGCTAAAACGTCCATTATGCCGAATGAATCATTTTCATTAATGGGAGAAAAAGATTTTATAATAATTTCATTTACCAAAAAAGTTGATATAAATGAAACAAATATAGAATTCTATGTTTATGATAATAATGGCAAAGTAAGAGAAAAAGTAAGAGAAAAAGCAAAAGTCATTAAAAGAAATAAGGATATAGATTTTGCTCTATTGGTTGTAGAAACTAGACCAAATTTAGCAAAAGTATCTCGCATCGCCAAAGTCAATCCAAGAATAGGAGATACGCTATATTCAGTAGGCACAGCAGGAATAAGAGCCGGAACCCCTGTTCTAACCAAAGGGGAACATGGGGGTTGGTATAATCACAAGAAAACTCAACAAGGAATATACACTGGAGGAACATTTTTTGGGGATTCCGGCGGTCCTGTGTATAATGATTCTTTTGAGTTAGTAGGAATTATTATTGCCGTCCGAAATCCAGCTTGGCATATAGGGTTTTATCTAAACATAATAAATTTAAATTTATTAGATTGAAATTATTCATCACCGCCTGATTCTAAACCGGGACTTCCATCTGCATCTGATGGGACTACTTCATCTTTATTCATGTCATCCTCATGTGGGGATGTTGGACCTTCATCAGCATTAATATCATCTAACATAGACTTAATTTCGGGGTCCATGTCTGCTAATTGCGCAATAAAACGTTCTACATGTTTGCGATGTTTTCTCCAAGCTACCTTGCAAATTCTGAAAATAATATCTTCAGACAATTCCTTAATTTCAGGATTAACACCTGATTCTTCTTGTTCGATGTAGTAGTCTGTAAATCTTTTCATATAAATTTCCTCAGTTTTGACCGCTCGTGCATACTATATCTATAGTCGTGATGTAGATATTGGTCAAAAAGTTTTATGTAGAATGGCCACTATATAAAAATAAAATAATTCTAAACAAGAAGCTTGCAAGCCAAGGAGCCACATATTATGAAGAGAAAATTAATCAGCTATGATGTGTTCGAGAGTATCAAACGTGATTCACTCTCTAACTCAGAGCAAGAATTATCGGAAGCCGCACCAGTTCTAGCAAGGGCATTAGAAGTAGAGCAATTAGAGTTGCTAAGCTTTGGTCCTGAGAACGTTCTTTTTGAAGCTATAGATGGAACTTATGTCCATGCCAGTTACACAATGGACAAAGAAAATATCAGTTTCGAAAACATCGAACAACTAGCCATCGACGACGAGACAGAAAAAGAAGCTTCGAAAGAAGCTGTTTCTTTGATGCTCGACGCAATCATCGAAGGCAATACTGACAAGGCAAATTCGCATTTCGAAGAGTATGTTTCACTGCCTAATACTCATCGTGTAATGAAAGAAGGCTTTGCTATTAAGTCTCAAGTAACTACGGGTCGTGGTACTCATAGTAAGAAAAAGGGAAAGAAACGTGCGGGTGGAAATCGTGCGGCACGTATGGCTGGTAAAACCAGAAAACGTCGTGACCGTTCTCTGACTCCGGGCCTGAAGAAACTTATGGACCGTAAAAGAGAAATCGCAAGAAAGAAACTTGGTGGTCGTAAGGCAAAAACTGAGCGTGGGCAACGACAAGTAAGAGTCACGCTTCGTAGAGTGAAGCCATCCTCGATGAAAGAATGGAATAACATTTGCGAAAACGTTTTTGATTATATTGATTACAAAACCTATGGTCCCGTTCTTGATAAAGCAACAATTAATCATGACGACAAAGGAAATGTAGTTAATATTGCAATTCCAAAGACCAAAACCAGAAACGAAGCTAAACTTCTTAGTTTTGACTGGAATACAATGGCAACGGACGTGAAGGTTCTTCGTGGCTCGGGTAAATACCTATGTGAAAGTAATGATTTCTGCAAAGCCATCGCAGACCTGAAAAGACAAAATGCTGTTTCCGATAGTGCTGCTCTGGAAGAGTCGCTTGAAAATATCGTAAGTCAGTGGCCAAACGTTTTGTATCTGACTCAGGAAGAACTAACTGGAACTATTAAATGCGCATTAGAAACTGTTGATGCTAAAAATTATGATGACAACACATGCGAATTTATGTCCGAAGGAATCCTTAGAACTGCACATCACGCTTACGTAGACAGAGTAGAAAAAATTATGCGACTGTCTGGCGCAAAAGTAAATGAAGACGCAGAAGATAAGTATTCTGAGTTCAAAAATACAGTAGATGCTTATTTCCCAACATTAGACGAATCGGCAATGTTAGAAATGCAAGTATTTGCAGACCTTTATGAAGCAATTAGAAATATACATGAATTAGCCAAAGAAGATGGCAATGAAGAACTTGCAATTGAGACAGGTACACAACTCGAAGAGTTGATTCCTGTCTTGCAGCAAGAAACTGCACCTTCGCTTGATATAGCCGCAAACGCAGCCGCTTGGCTGACAAGTGTGGTTGAAACCAATTTGGAAACTACTCCTTGGGACGCATCAGGGATGAGTCCAAATAATCAAGTATATATTACCAATCATGGTGAGCATCCCCGAATGGCACAAAATGCCTCTAAGGGTTATTCGCCAGCAGCCGATGCTTCTGGAAATTGGGGCGACTCAGCGCCAGTAAGTGATGGCAAGAATTATAAAGGAAGCTTGGCTGATGAGATGAGAAGCCGTGCTTGGGGTAATATTGGTGGTGGAGATACGTATCCTTCATTACAGAATCCATACATTCCTTCCGCACAGATTCCAACTATGGTTCCGGCAACGGGCGTAGATAAGGAAGCTGGAAATGGTGTGAATGATGGCGGGAGTGACACATGGCCTGCATTGCAGAATCCATACATCCCACAGGCCGGTGATTATACAATCAAAGGCGAAACAGGCGTAGATAAACTTTAAATAAAGCGAGGTATGATAATGGAATTACTTCTGGAACACGATGTAACTCCGGGGACGAGTTATGATGAATGCCTGCTATATGGCGGGTCTGGATTCGTTCTCAACGAGGCTGTAAACCTCAATGAAGCATCAGATTCGAGTGTTAAGACTCTTAAGTTTCGTGGAAAGTTTCAAGAAGCTGACACGGTTAACAAAAACAAAAGGTCTTACCCGAAAAATGTGCTAGATTCAAATCTCAAAAGACTTGAAGAAATGATGAACACTGGGGGTCTGTGTGGTGAGTTAGACCACCCCACAGATTCTATTGTTCACTTTGCCAACGCATCTCACAAAATTATTAAACTCTGGTGGGAAGATAATGTAATGATGGGGGAAGGATATATTCTTAATACCCCACATGGAAAAATCCTCCGTTCGCTCATCAATGATGGCGTAAGAATCGGAATTAGCAGTAGAGGTGTAGGTAACGGACAAGTCGATGAAAATGGAATCCTCGTCATTGGGGAAAGTTATAAACTAATAACATTTGATGCTGTTGCAGACCCAAGTACGCACGCAGCATTTCAGAAAAAAGTAAGTAGTAGTCGTGAAAGTGTCACGCCTACTCCAGTAATTGATAATAATTCACAGAAAAATGAAGCGAGCAGCATAGATACCGTCAGCAAAGAGGTTCTAGTAGCTTGCATCACTGGAATTGCTAAAAGAACCACTAATGAAATTAAAGCGAGGTTAAGCTAATGGATAAGATGACAGAAGCACTAAGTAAACTTTTACCTGAAGACCAAGTAAAAGAAGTAGCCACGGTTATTGAGGAAGTTATTAATGACTCAAAAGCCGAATTAGAAAAAGAATACAACGAGCAACTAGAAAAAGCTTATGAAGGTCTTACCAGTGAGCTTAAGACGGCTGAAGAGACTGGAGAGCAGGGCTATCACGAAGCTTTCGGCGTAATCCAAGACCTTCGCAATCGTCTAGAAACTCAGAGAGCCGAATTCGAGACCGCCCTCGAAGAAGGATATGAAGAGGCTTATCAAATGTTAATTACCGAACGTGGTAAAAACGAAAACATTTCCTCTGACCTCTATGAAGAGTATGACAAGAAACTCGGCGAGATGAAAGAATTCTTGGTTGACAAGATTGATGAATTCCTTCAGCAGAAGGGTTCAGAACTTTATGAGCAGGCAAGACGTGATGTTCTTAACGACCCACGCTTAGTCGAGCACAAAGTAACACTTCAGAAAATTATTGAAGAAGTTTCTGATTATATCACTGATGAAGACTATGCTTTGGCAACAAATGCAAAGTTGGAAGCATCTGATAAGAAAATTGATGAGCTTAAAGGCCAGTACAGATTGCTTGAAGCTCGTAATATCAGAATGTCTACCGAAAATACGAAACTTAATGAACAAGTTCGTAAAGATAGAGAACTGATTCAAGAACATACAAGTAGTGACGAATACACACAAAAGAAAGAAAGAGCAAAAAAGGCAAAGAAAGTTGAGGGGCGAGGAAAGCAGGTAACTGAAAATACTGAAGTTATTGGAGAACATCAGGAAAATACAGTTACAAACGAAGATGGTGATAACACCATTTCCGAAAGTATGACTCCAGAAGCAATTCATAAAATGAAAGTATTGTCTGGACTCATCAGAGACGATGATTAAACAAACCAAATTTAGAGAGGATTTAATATGAATGCTAACGCAAGATTTCTCAACGAAGCCCGTGAATTAGAGGGACGTTGGGGACAAACTGGTTTGCTAGATGGCATCGAAGACCGCTTTGTACGTTCTACAACTGCCGTACTTCTAGAAAACCAAAGACTAATGAATGAAGTTTCGACTGATACGAGTGACATCGCTCAGTTCAAGAGAATTTCCATTCCGCTGGTCAGACGTATTTACCCCCAGTTGATTGCTAACAAAGTTGTATCCGTACAACCTTTGCTTGGCCCTACTGGATTAGTTTACTACCTGAGATTCCGCTACAGCAGCAACAAGGGTGCTATTCAGGGCGCAACCAATAACACTGGTTTCCCGACTGATGACGCAAACTCCTTGCAGCAACTCGCTGATGGTACTGCGAATCTTAACATTTTCTACTCCAGTCAGTTTGTAGAGAATGAGACAAGCAGCACCGACGCAGGTGCAGATATAACTTCAGTATTCACTCCGTTGCAGCATACGCCTATTCTTGCTGGTACGATGACTGGTACTGTTTTTGATGGTGCAACAGCCGTTGCTACCTTCACCGTAACTGAAGCTGGCGTCTTTGCGTTTACCGCAATCGGTGCTCCAGCAACAAATCCAATTACGGCTGGCTCAAGTATTGATCTCACCACTGGTGAACTTGTCATTGTTTGGGATGGCGCTCCGGGTGCAAATAATGTTGTAGTCAGTTATGAATATAACATGGAATGTAACCAAGACCTTCCAGAAATCAACTTGGTCATCGAGTCGGAAGAAATCGTTGCCAAGACGAGAAAACTGAAAGCAGTCTGGAGTTACGAGGCACAGCAAGACTTGCGTTCGCAACACAACCTCGACGCAGAGGCAGAGTTGACCGCAGTTCTGGCACAGGAAATTAACTTGGAAATCGACCGAGAGGTACTGACTGACCTTCGTAATAACGCAGGCACAGTTTCCTCATGGGACTTCAATACCGCACTTGGCGATACCATTAAAGAGAAGTACGAATCTCTTTATGTCAAGGTCGTAGAAGTTTCGAACGTCGTTCACCGTAAGACCCTGAGAGGCGGGGCAAACTGGATTGTA